ACCAACAGTCTTTACACATTTTAGGTTTGAACAAAAGAGCGTGGAATTTCTTTAATAATTTTGATATGAAAACCATTGCTGATTTGATGACTTATACAAGGGTGGATTTACAGATATTCAAAGGAGTCGGAACAACAACTCTAAGGGAGATTGAAGATTCATTGTCTAAATTAGGTTTGACTTTACCTAATAGCGTAATTCCGGTAGAGGCGGAATAATGAAACACAACATACCACCAAAAGTCGCTGAAGCACTTAAAGAGTGTGGGATGACTAGAAAAGATGCTTTATGGGATTGTCACGGCACATTGGTTATTAATCATAAGTCGTTAGAGAAGATAGCAGTCTATAAGGGGGTTGTGTTTGAAGCACCACAAGTAATTGAAGCATTTGCTAAAGATAAAATAGCGGTTGTTTTAGTTACTGGTACTTTAGGTGATTCGGTTGAGTGGTCGTTTGGTGAATCAGCACCATACAACACTACGAATAAGTATCCGTATGCTATGGCAGAGAAAAGAGCCAAAGATAGGGTTATATTGAAGTTGGTTGGTTTACACGGTGACTTATATTCTGAGGAAGAGGCTGATGATTTTAAGAACAGCAAACCTAATGAAGATATTTCAGAAAAACCCGTTAAAACTGAAAGAAATCAGTATAATGAAACACCAACACAAGAGAGAAATAGGCATATTAACAATGCTTTTATTAAGTTAGATGAGGCTAAAGAAAGTGGAGATATGGAACTAGCAACTGAAATATGGGAGTGGGCAGAAGAACACGACTATAAGCAAGTTCAAGATAGACACATATCATTATTTGGCAATTAGAATTAGCGGGGAGTGACTTCCGTTGTGCTAATCGGTGGCGTTATCATATAACCTTTTTCAAGGTCGTATCTCCCCGTCATCGTTAGGTTAAGAGGAAAAGTCCGATTGGTTGCCGTAAGTAACTAACTTATTAATACTAAACAAACAGGAGAAAAAATGGATTTTGACAAAACAAATACAGCGATAGCATTTATTGATGATGGATTATTTTGTATCAAAGGTGTAGAGGAGAAAGGCAGACACCCTATTTTAAAAATTAATGTAAATGTTGATGGCGTGGATAAGGAAATCTCTTTATGGTTTTCAACAGACAAAAACACTGGCGAGTACAGACTAACAAGTAATGGCAGTAAGATGTTAACGGGTAAGGTTCAAGCACCCTACAATCCTGATGCTCAGTCAGCACCAGTAAAAGAAACACCTTCATTTGCAGATAATATCCCCTTCTAAAGGATAGATATGAGCGATACTAAAAAAGTAGTATATAAGCCAACATACGAGCCTATTGGTTCTTTAGTTGGAAATGTTGAAAACCCAAGATACATTGATGATGTTAAGTTTGGGAAACTTGTAGCCAGTATCCGTAATTTTCCGGCAATGTTAGACATTAGACCGATAGTTATAGATGAGAACAATGTGATTCTAGGCGGAAACATGAGGCATAAGGCTTGTATAGAGGCAGGGCTTGAGGAAGTTCCTGTATTGAAGGTTAGCAATCTAACCGAAGAGCAGAAAAAAGAATTTATTATGAAAGATAATATTTCTTATGGCGATTGGGATTGGAGTATGTTATCTCAAAGTTTTGATGCCTTTCAACTAGACGAATGGGCTTTAGATATTGACCCGTCAATGTTTAATCTTGAGAAAGACGATACAACAATGGATGAGGCAAAAGATAACACCAAATTTAATGATTTTACTATTTTCTTTTCAGACGAAAGGGAGATGGATATTTGGTACGCATTTTTGAAAAACCTTAAAGATAAATTCAGCGAACATGAAAATGTTTCAGAAAGAGTATTACACTATATCGCAGAAGTGTATGACGATAACAAGATGAGCGACAGTAAAAGAATATTGAAGTTTATTGGTTATGATGTAGAAGAAGATTAATGGCTAAGAAATCTGATTTATTTTTTGAAGATAGAGACGTTCACGAAGCGGCATTAGATAGGATAGACAGGGTTTATAATTCACATGATGAGGTTTGGGTAAGTTATTCCGGTGGAAAGGACAGCAGAGTTTGTTTGAAACTGATGGAAGAATACCTAGACTCTAACGGCTACAAAGAGAAGATTAATGTCATCTTTAGAGATGAAGAAGTTATACAAGGAAGCATTAGAGATTTTGTTTTAGAAGATGCTAAAAATCCTAGATACAATTTTGTCTATATGGCTACCCCTTTACATTCTGAAATCTATGTACTGGGTTCTAAGAAAAAATATGTTCAGTGGGATAATGACAGGAAGTGGTTAGTTCCAAAACCTGAAATCGCTGAAATGTTAGAAGGCAATATTATTTGCGACCAGTATGATTTTGATAAGTATTATTTCAAGAATGAAAAACGCAAGAAGATAGCCATGATTATTGGAATTAGGGCACAAGAAAGCATTACTCGTTTTCAAGGTATCGTAAATAGCATAATCCCGTACTTAACTAAAAGCCCAAATGTTAAAAATATTAGTTTATTCAAGCCAATATATGACTGGAGTGAGAAGGATGTTTTTAAGTATTTCTATGACAACAAAATAGACTATTGTAAGATTTATGATGCTCAAGTATTTAATAAGGATTCGTTAAGGGTGGCATCTGAATTACACGCAGAAGCCTCAAAGCGTATTTACAAGTTAAAGACTATTGACCCTACGCTATACAATCAGATAATGGATGTATTCCCTGAGATTGATGTTCAAACAAGATACTACAAAGACGCTGTAAGAAATCAAACTGCTAAAACGGCTTATTCCTACAAAGAGAAAACTAATGGCGACCCATGGGGTGCTATACTGCTATACATCAAAGAGAACATTACAGATGAAGAGCATTATTCTATTGCTATGAAACAAGTTGTCAGGGTTAAGAGAACAGCGAATAAGAATAGAAGGTTAGACAATCCGTTTGGTGGTTATCCAGCGTTATATGTGTTCGGTAAGATTATATCCGGTTCGTTTAAAAGACCAATAACGCCTGTTCCCGAAAGACTCAATTCATATTTTGAATATGAAAACATCTCAAATAGAACATAGCGAAGTGTATGGCAGATTCTCTAGCCTTTTAAGGAAGGAAAGGGTTGCTATAAAGAGAGATGATGTAAAGACCAGTTACTTAGGATTGGCTGATGGAATTAAGGTGATTGGAATTGTGGGATGGCAAGAAATAGGAAAAGACCACATAAGATTTAAAACAGATTATATTAAAACAGAATACAGAGGGGGCGGCAAATATACGGAACTTTGGAACGCAAGATGGAAAGAAGTACAAGAGAAATATGACCCTAGTGTTATAAGTGCTTATTGTACTAAAATGAGTTTACCTAAGTACCTTAAAGAGGGGTTTAGCCCACAAGGAAAAGGGAAAAATGGTATAGTGTATGTTAAATTAACCAAAAAATAGGAGAAAGAAAGAAATGCACAAGTATAAAAAATGGTCTGCTGAAACACGACAAGCATCTTTAAAATTAACAAATAAAGCAAAGAAGATGGGATGGATACCCGAACCAAGAAAGTGTAGAAGATGTAATCAAGATAAAGGAATCATTCACTTACATAATGAAGATTATGATGTAACTCTTTTCACATTACAAGATGTGTTCAAAAGGTTTCCAGTAGAAATAACTGACAAAGAATTAGAAAATATCAACGAAGTGCTTGAGCCATTGTGCTGGAGATGCCACATGGTACACCACAGTATCTATCGTGCACCTAAAGCGTGTGCTGAGTATTGGGATGATATTAAACAAGGGGTGTGGTTTGAACCCGTTTATAAACATAACTTTAATATTTTAAAAACTGAACATGGAATTTACTAAAAACCCGATAAGCAATGTTGAGTGGGTCGATGTTGACTTACTCAATTCAAATGACTATAACCCTAATGTTGTTTTAAACCAAGAGTTAAAACTCTTAGAGTTTAGTATCCTTAAAAACGGATGGATTCAACCAATCTTAGTTAGTGATGACTACATAATTATTGACGGCTATCATAGAAGTTACATTAGCAAAAACAGTAAGGCAATGAGAAGTGCCTATGATGGAAAAGTGCCGGTAGTGAAGATGAATCTTTCAGAAGGTGAAAGGAAAATCTTAACGATAAGAATAAACCGTGCTAAAGGAAATCATGTGTCGGTCAAAATGCACGATATTGTAGTTTCATTAATAGATGAACACAACTATACACCTGCTCAAATTATGGAAGGAATTGGCTGTACTAAGGAAGAAGTGGATTTATTATATAAAGATGGAGTTTTTGACCACCTGAATATTAGAGAACACAAGTACAGTAAGGCTTGGCGTTCACCCAAGCAAGGAAAAAAGTAAAATGAAAAAGCAACAAAAACAACACCTTAAAAAGGAACAGTTCATTAAGGAGTTAGAAAGCACTATGGGAGTGGTGAGTCAAGCATCTAAGAGATGTGGTATAGACAGGACTACACCGTATAGATGGGCGAATGAAGATGACGACTTTAAAGAAAAAATGGAAGAGATACAAAATGTCGTATTGGATTTTGCTGAAAGCAAACTGTATGAACTGGTAGATGAGAAACACCCAACAGCGATTATATTCTTATTAAAGACTAAAGGAAGAAACAGAGGATATATAGAGCGTCAAGAAATGGACATTGATGGAAGTATGAACCTATCGGTTGAGTTTATTGACCCTAATGCCGAGTAAAGCAAGTATAAAAATACCAATAGCCTTTAAGCCACTTTGGAAACCATACAGGTATAAAGTTTATTACGGTGGGCGTGGTGCTGGTAAGTCATGGAGTTTTGCCTTAACACTTCTATTAATGGGAGTGAAGCAGAAACGAAGAGTGCTATGTACTCGTGAGGTTCAAGGCTCAATGAAACAATCAGTACATAAGTTGTTATCACAATGTATTGATTTATTAAAAGTAGGTAACTTTTACAGAATTACTAGAGATGCTATCTTTGGTAAGAATGGAACAGAGTTCATATTTCACGGATTAAAGCATGACCCAATGCAGATTAAGTCTTTGGAAGGCGTTGATATTTGCTGGGTTGAGGAAGCCCAAAAGATTAGTAACGAGTCTTGGGATATTCTTATACCAACTATTCGTAAGACAGGCTCAGAGATATGGGTAAGTTTTAATCCAAACCTAGAAACAGACCCTACTTATGTTAAGTATGTTGTAAATGAGCAAAGGGATAATGCACTTCTTGTTAAGGTAAATTATTGGGATAACCCGTACTTTGGTGCTGAACTAAAGGAAGAGTTAGACTATCAAAAAGAATTAGATTATGATGACTATCTTCACATTTGGGAAGGCTATTGTAAGACAACATCAGAAGCCCAAATATTCAAGGGTAAATTCGCTATTGAAGAATTTAAAGCACCTAATGATGTAGTGTTTTATTATGGGTTAGACTGGGGTTTCTCACAAGACCCAACAGCAGTATTAAGGTGTTATATAATAGACCGTGAGTTGTATATTGATTATGAATCAGGTGGTACTCAGATTGAATTGGATTCTACTTATAAGTTAATTGACTCCATTCCTGAAGCAAAAAGATATACAATAAGAGCAGACAGTGCTAGACCAGAGTCAATTAGTTTTGTCAGAAGGCAAGGATATAAGATAGAATCAGTCCATAAATGGGCTGGTAGCGTTGAAGATGGTATTGAACATATACGGAGTTTTAGAAAGGTTCACATTCACACAAGATGTATGGAAACAGCAAGTGAGTTTGTTAAATATAGTTATAAAACAGACAGAGTGACTGGAGATATATTACCTATGATAATTGATGCACATAATCACTACATAGACGCGTTAAGGTACGCACTTCAGCCAATGATTAAACAAAAAGGTAAACCAAGAATGGCAAAAGTTATAGGGGCATAATATGGGAATTGAGTCAAGACATCCACATTTCGTAAATACACAAGAACAATGGCAACGAATTAGAGATTCATTTAATGGCAGTGATTCAATCAAAGGCGAAGGAGAGAGTTACTTGCCTAGATTGGGCGGTCAATCAAATGATGAATACGATTCATACAAACTAAGGGCAGTTTATTACAACGGCATAGAACGAACAGTTAGAGGGTTAGTTGGTGCTGTTATGAGAGTTGACCCTATTATTGAAGTGCCGAAGAAGATTGAAGCGTTATTAGGGGATATTACCAACACCGGTGTATCGTTAAACGACTTCATTTCTTATATGCTATCTGAACAGTTATTGATGGGCAGACAGGGTATTTTAGTAGATAGAGATAATGAAAGACCTTACTTGACTGGTTATTCTACAGAACAGATTACTAACTGGCTTGATGATAGGATTATCCTTGAAGAGAATTACCGCAGAATAAACAAAGACGACCCGTATCAGTCAGACTATGATATTCAATATCGTGAATTAGTCAAAGATGGTAATAGTTACATTGTTAATGTTTGGCAGAAATTTGATGCTGGTTGGCAAATTGTAGAAGAGATTGTACCAACTAGAAAGGGAACACAATTAACTGACATTCCATTCATTGGCATTAGTGGTGATGGGTTTAATCTAAGCCCTAGCATACCACCTATGTTGGCGTTATCTGATACTGGAATATCAATGTATAGAACATCGGCAGACTTGGAACACGGTAGGCATTTCACGGCTTTACCTACGCCTTATGTTACTGGTATTGATGTTGATAGTGAATTAAAGATTGGTTCAGGTTCAGCGTGGATATTGCCAGATTCATCTAGTCGTGCTGGATATTTAGAATTTAGTGGTCAAGGACTTCAGGCTTTAGAGAAGGCTATGGAAGAGAAGCGTTCAATGATGGCTTCATTAGGTGCTCAACTACTACAATCTCAGAAAGCAGGTATTGAATCAGCAGATAGCATCAGGTTAAGACAGAACGCTGAAGCATCTACTTTAGTCGGTGTGGTTAAGACAGTTGAGAGAGCAATCAAACAAGCGTTAATTACTATGGCTGAATGGGAAGGTGTAGCAGGTGATGTTGTTGTTAATCTGAATACTGACTTTGTAGATACTAAAATCAACGCTCAAGATATGAGTTCATTAATGGGTGCTTGGCAGTCGGGTGGTATTAGTCACGATACATTCTTATTCAATATGAAGAAAGGTGAGATATTAGCACCTGATACTACTATTGAAGATGAGAAAGGTCGTATTGATTTAGATGTCTAAAACCGTTAATGAAAGAGTAAAGGATAAGATTATTGGTCATTCAGTTGACCTTAATCGCCTTGAAATTCAAATGAAGAAGGATATTGTCAAGGAATTAAAAGTCCTTGAGAAAGACCTTATCAAAAAGTTAGAGAAGTCAAACATCTTAAATGGTAAGCCTATGACAAGGTTTAAACAGAAACGATTACAGACATTACTCAAACAGACACAAGAAACAATTAAAACTGCTTATGCTAGAATCAGGGTTCAACTGAATGATGATTTAGTTAAGGTAGCAGGTATATCAGAAGCACAAACTGTAAATGCTATTAACAAATCAGTTAAGGTAGAGGTGTTAAGCACAGGTATGAGTAAACAAGCATTAAAGTCTATTGTGTCAGATTCACTTATTGAAGGTGCTCCCAGTAAAGAATGGTGGGCAAGAAGAAGCGTAGCATTGAAAGATAAGTTTTCAGATACCGTCAGACAAGGTATGTTGTCAGGTGAAACCACTCCCAATATAGTAAGAGCGTTAAGAGGCTCTAAAGCACTAAGATATAAAGACAGCGTACTAAGTGGCAATTATAGAAGTGCTGAAGCGTTAGTAAGGACAAGCATACAGACAGTTGCTAATCAGGCAAGGATAGATACATACCGTGAGAATGATGACATTATGAAAGGCTATGAATGGTCGGCTACCTTTGATGATAGAACTTCTGATGTATGTATGGCGTTAGATGGACTTCAATGGGATTTTGAGTTTAACCCAATAGGACACGGTACAACCTTTCCCGGATATACTGCTCATTGGAATTGTCGTTCAGATGTTGTTGGTATTACTAAAAGTTGGAAAGAACTTGGTGCTAAGGGTAAGTTTAAAGAGATACCTAAGTCAACAAGAGCCAGTATGGATGGTCAAGTTAGTGGAAAGTTAAACTATGAAGGCTGGTTAAAGACTAAAGGTGAGGCATTTCAAATTAAGACTTTGGGTGCTGGTAAACATAAGTTATGGAAAGAAGGCAAGTTAGGATTAACAGATATGGTGAGTGGTAGTGGAAACCCATTAACGCTTGGTCAATTAGAAACAAAATTAAACCTTTAAAAATAACGCAGTTTATGTAAAATAAAGATGTCAGTGACAATTTAATTATTCGGAGAATAAAATGAGTGAAGCAGTAGTAGAAACAAAAACATATTCAGAAGAAGAGTATGGAAGTCTTAAAACAAAGTTAGACGAATTCCGTTCTAACAATGTAACCCTATTAAAGAAACAAGAAGAACTTGAAAGCAAGTTTAATGGCATTGATTTAGATTCATATAACGATATGATTCAACAAGCCAGAGATTTGAAAGATAAGAAACTTATTGATGAAGGCAAGATTGATGAATTATTAGAAGAGCGTACCAAGTCAATGAGAGAAGAACATAATAATGCCCTTGAAGGTATGAAGGGTGAGCAATTAAACCTTACTAAGAAATTAGAGCATTTATTGATTGATAACGCAGTAAGAGATTCAGCAATTAAGGCTGGTGTGGTTGATACTGCTATTGATGATGTTGTATTACGCTCACAATCTATCTTCTCAGTTAAAGAAGGTCAGGCTGTACCTCACGATAAAGATGGAAACATAATCTTTGGTAATGGTAATAGCGACCCTATGAGTGTTAATGAATGGGTTAAGGGCTTAACAGAATCAGCACCTCATTTATTCAATGCTTCTACTGGTAGTGGCTCACAACACGGCTCTAGTTTTAATGGAACAAGCAATACAGTATCAAGAGATGTATTCAATAGTATGTCACAACAAGACAGAAGTAAGTTCGCTATTGATGGTGGTAAAGTTGTAGATAAATAAAAATACTCTCTCCTCAAGTTAGTTTTTTAGCCCTTCTTCATTGAAGGGTTTTTTTTGTATTTAGTATTTGACACGACTTTGTTTTATGCTATGATGTTAATCAAGCAACGGTGTTGCCTAATTTTCTACAGCGTAGATACAACAATTAGGGGGCATTTGACTCTCTAATATTTAAAATTAAATAAGGAGTCAATATAATGGCAAATACTTTAACAAATCTAGCCGGTGATATTTATAAAGCCGCAGACACAGTTGGTCGTGAATTAGTAGGTTTTATCCCTTCAGTTACTATCAACGCAGGTTCAGAAAGAGCCGCAAAGGGCGATACTATTCGTTCGTTTATCACTGCTTCAGCAACCGCTAATAACATTACTGAATCAATGACAATCCCACAAGGTGATGACCAAACTATCACAAGTTCAACTATGACTTTGAGTTCTGCTAAAGCAGTTCAAATTCCAATGACTGGTGAAGATGTCAAACATCTAAATAATGGTTCAGGTTATGAAACAGTTTATGGCGACCAAATTGCTCAAGCAATGCGTACCCTAACTAATGCTATTGAATCAGACTTGGCTACTGCCGCTTATCAAGGTGCTTCTCGTGCTGTTGGTACTGCTGGTACTACTCCATTCGCTTCAAACTTTAATACTATTGCTCAGGCAAGACAAATTATTGTTGACAATGGTGGTGCTACTAATGATGGTCGTTTATCTCTAGTGATGAATACTTTGGCTGGTACTAATCTTCGTAACTTATCTTCTTTACAAAGCGTAAATCAAGCAGGTTCAGATGTTATGTTGCGTCAAGGTACTTTGTTAGATTTACAAGGTGTTATGATTAAAGAGTCTGCTCAAGTTGTAGCACATACTACTGTGGGTTCTGATGACCACGTGGTTAATGGTGTTACTGCAGTTGGCGATACTACAATTACTGTAGATGGCACTCAAACTACTGATTGTGCGGCTGGTGATGTTGTTTCATTCTCAGGCTCAAGTGCTAACTATGTTGTTGCTAATCAGACTACTTCGTCTTCACTTGTTCTTAACTCACCGGGTGGTCAAGCAATCATTGCTGATAACGAAACTATTGCTACTGGTGCAAGTTACACAGGTAATGTGATGTTTAACCAAAATGCTATTGAGTTAGGAATGAGAGCACCTGCTGTTCCTAATGGTGGTGACTCAGCAGATGATGCTATGTTAGTACAAGACACACATTCAGGTTTAGTGTTCGAGATTCGTGTTTACAAGGGTTACCGTAAGCAGATGATTGAAGTTGCCGCTACTTGGGGTACTAAGGCTTGGAAGTCTGACAATATTGCTCTATTAATGGGTTAATATTTAATATCATATCAAATTGGGGCGGAGTTATGACCACCCCACCTAATTTAAAAACGGAGAATAAAATGCCAAAAGAAAGTATTAAAAAGACTATTAAAAAGGTAGTCAAAAAAGCAACTCCAAGTAAGTTTGTTGAAATGACAAGAGAAGATGGCTTAAAGGCTAATGTTCATATTAACAATGTAGCAAAATTCAAAGACGCTGGATATAGATAATGGCAATTGACGCAACCGCTAATGGTGCTAGTGCTGATAGTTACGCTACAGTAGCAGAGGGTGATACATATCACGATAACCATTTATACGCTACTGATTGGACAGGTGCTACTACTGCCAATAAAGAGAAAGCCCTTAAAATGGCTACTCGTATATTAGATGAAAAAATAGACTGGTCTGGAACTAAAACCACCGATTCACAGGCTTTAGCGTGGGGAAGGAGTGATGTTCTAGATGACGGTTATTCAGTATCATCAACAATCGTACCTGAACCAGTTAAGAACGCTACTATTGAATTTGCTCGTCATTTATTAGCAAGTAACTCAACTGGTAATGCTGATGGTAAGGGTTTATCTAGTTTGACTGTAGGCTCTATCTCATTAGCCTTTGATAAGACTGATACTGCTGGTGTTATGCCTTCTATTGTTCAAGAAATGCTAAGAGGCTGGGGAACTATTAATGCTCGTGCTAAGTTTGGTACGGTAGCAGTAGTTAGAACTTAATGGGATTAAAGGCATCAATAGGAAAGATTGTAGAGTCGGCTATTGTTACTGTAGGTGACTTAGCAGAAACTATTACCTATAACGCTAGGACTACTGGTTCGTATAATGTTACAACTGGTGCTGTGGCTCATACTACTACTACTTATTCATTAAAGGCTGTATTAAGCCCATTAGGTGGAAAGGTAGATGCTAATGATGTAAGCACTCAATTCACTGGTGATTTATCAATGATATTTGCTAGTAGAGATTTAGCGGTAACGCCTGATACTAATGACACCATAACTAGAGATTCAGCGATATACGCAATTAACAGTATATTATCTGACCCTGCTTTGGCTTCTTATACATTGATATTGACGAGGGTAGGATGAGCGTAGCATCATTTGGAAAAGATTTAAAAAGATTTTCTAAGCGTACAGACTTAGAACTTGATACTGTTATTCGTAAAGTGGCATTAGAATTATATGATGGTATTACTGCTAAGACACCAGTTGATACAGGTCGTGCTAAAGGTAATTGGAATCTATCAGTTGGTAAAAAGAACACTAAAGTCAATGTAATGGCTAAAGGAAAGAAAGGTGTCAGTCTTAAAAAAGGTGATGGTGAAAAGCCTATTTATATTACTAATTCATTGCCATATATTAATACCCTAGAGAATGGCTCAAGTAAACAAGCAAGTGCTGGAATGGTTGATATAACAGTTAATGAAGTAAGGGCGAGTCTATTATGAGTTTTGCTAGTGAAAGGACTAATATTGAAGGAAGGTTTAATACTAATTGGACTACAACTACTATCGCTTGGGGTAATGCTGATTTTGATACGCCAAATAATGCGGAATGGGTGAGATTTAATATTCTTAACGGCACTAGTGGGTATAGAGCAATTAACGGCTTAAAGAGGCACACAGGAGTTATTAGTATTCAGATATTCGCACCAGTCAATTCAGGCACTCACACAATTAGAGGTTATGCTGATACAATAAGTGCTATATTTGATGGTGTTAGTTTTAATGATGTTGTTTGTGATGTAGCGAGTATTGTTACTGTAGGTGCTGATGACAAGTTTCATCAGATTAATGTTAATATTCCATATTGGAGAGATGAATGAAAAAGCAAGTAATTTTATATCCGCCTAATGGTGGTAAAGATGGTGTAACGCCACACCCTTCAAAGATTGAAGAAATGAAGGCGAATGGCTGGGCTGAGAAGTCTGAAACTAAGAAAAATAATAAGGAGAAATAAAAATGGCTAATCATAAAGGCTCGGAA